TCAAGCCGATGTTGCTCAACTTGTTGAGCCAGTTGCTAATAAGAATGATTCTAAAAAAACTAGCCGTTTTTTCGGTTCTTGGAGGGATGCTAAGTGAGAAGGCGTCGCTTATCTAAACGAGGTTCTCGTCGTCTTTTCCGGCGTACCTCCAGATCTCGTCGAAGAAATTTTAAAAGAGTAGGACGAGGTGGATTTAGGATTTGACATTCTGACTTAATCCTGATACAATCGGTACAGGTGATTAATATGGTTTGTTATAATCCTATTCTCATGTATCCAGTTGAGGGAGCGATTACCAAAAATGGAAAACAACATTATAGTTTTTACGGTAGCCTTGCCTCTCACCCCGAGCTTGCTGGCGATAGCCGTTTCATTCGTTGTTCTTGTAAACAATGCATCGGTTGCCGTCTCGAAAATAGTAGACAGTGGGCTGTCCGTGCTGTTCACGAAGCCCGTTCTTCGTCTTCTGCTTATTTCGTTACTTGCACTTTCGACGATTATCATTTGCCTTGTGATAAAAGCTTAAGTAAGAAATTTCATCAGACTTTCATGAAAAATCTTCGTCGCGAGTATGGCAGTGGTATTCGCTTTCTCGGCTGTGGTGAATATGGTGAACTTCATGGTCGCCCTCATTATCATTACATTTTGTTTAATATTGATTTTGATGACAAAGTTTTTCGGTTCCGCACAGACGGTTATAATACTTATACTTCTTCTCGTTTTGCCAAAGTATGGAAATACGGTATGCATCTTATTGGTGAGTTTAGCTTTGATTCTGCTGCCTATGTCGCTCGCTATATAGTTAAAAAACAGACAGGTAAAGACGCTCCTTCTCACTATAAAGGTCGCATTCCTGAATTCATGGTTGCTTCTAATCGTCCTGGCATAGGTGCAAAATGGCTCGAAGATCATGGCGAAGAATGCTATGCCAATGATTATGTTGTTATTAACGGTAAGAAGATGCGTCCTCCTCGTTATTATGATAAGAAATTTGATGAAACGCATCCTCACTGGATGGAGTTTATTCGTAACAACCGCATTGAGAAGATGCTTCATAACTTGGAGAACAATACTTTTGATCGTTTGGTTGACCGTTGCCGTGTTCAGGAAGGTAAATATAAACATTTTCTTGGCAGAAAACTTGACAAGGTATTGTGACTGTGTTATCATTAAGTCAGAAATGAGGTGATGCCTATTAGTGAATTTGAAGCTGTTAAAAATTTTCTTCGTGAGCGTGATATTTCTTTCAATTTTCTCTTTCGAGGTAGTAAATATGCCGCTTACCGTCTAAAGCCTGATGGTTTTAGGGTTATTCGTCTTGATAAGGATTATTTTGTTGTATCATCTACGATTTATCTTATGATTCGTAGGTATCTAATTGCGTTTAGAAAGGGAGATGGTTCCGCTGAGACTTTATTCCATTTATGACTCTAAGGCTGAACAGTTCAGTCCTCCACAGGTTTACCACAATGATATGCTTGCTCTGCGAGCTTTTGAAGGTATAGTCAACGATGATAAAATGCTTATTAAAAAGTATCCTGAAGATTTTACTTTGTATTATATTGGCAATCTTGGTGACAGCGACGGTCGCTATTACATTGAGAATTGTGACGAGTCCCGTATTCCTGTCATGGTTGGTCGCGCCATAGAATATGTGCAGACTGTTGACAATGATTCTACTAAATGATAATCTAGTAAAGAGCGTATCAGAAAAAGGACGATCTCACGGAGATCGCCCTTTTTTTGTACGCCACGCCCGCCGCGTCTAGGCGCCTGCGAAAGGAGGTGAAACTATGAAATTTAAGACAGCTTACGATCCTGTAGAAGAACATGACCATTGCGGTATTGAGTTTACCATGCCCTCTCTTACAGTTCAGGACGAGAAAGATGAAACTGATATCAATTACATCGTAAATAAGTATGCAGACGGTCAGAAAGGTATCATGACTCTTGACCTCGGCGATAGTTCGCAATACGCTTACTTGCAGTTCGGAGATGCAACGCTTCCCGGCGACTACAGTACAGCGCTTGAACTTGTGTCCGGAGTTCGTGAAGAATTCTACAGTTTACCCGCTTACGTTCGAGCAAAATTCGGTCACGATCCTATGAATTTCATCGATCGTTTGAATGATCCTGCAACGCTCGAATATCTCCAACAACAAGGTCTATATGGTAGCAAATATACCTTTGATGAACCACAACAGTCCGTAAGTAGTGAACAAACACAAGAAAAAAGTAACACTTTAGAACAAAATAATGAAAAAACACAAAAATAGGCGTCACCGAAGCCAGTTACTTACTTGATGTAACTGGCGTAGGTGACGCAAAAATAATCTAAAACCTAATAATAATTTGCTTTAGGTTAATTATTAGGTTTACACTTCGAAGAAGGTGAAATTTTGGCTCGAAAAAAAATAAGAGTTCGAGGACATCGCTTTAGCGATGCTCCTGCAATGTATATGCGAAGGACTAAGTTTGACCGTTCTCATGTTTATAAGACAACGTTTGATTCAGGCAAGCTCATACCTGTATTTGTTGACGAGGTTTTGCCTGGCGACACTACTCGTATGTCTGTTAATTATTTCGCTCGCTTGGCTACTCCTATTAAGCCTATCATGGATAATATTTATCTGGACTGGTTTTTCTTTTTTGTACCAAACCGCCTCGTTTGGGAACACTGGCAGAACTTCTGCTTTGAGCAGGAAGATCCTGATGATAGTACTGATTATGTTATCCCTACTGTTTCTGCTACTGGTAACTCTGGTAATGCTTATATAGGCTCTCTTTGGGACTATTTCGGCTTGCCCGTGAATACGTCTGGTAATTTATCTGGTATTAGCGCTCTTCCATTTCGTGGCGTTTATCTTATTTACAACGAATGGTTTAGAGACGAAAACCTCCAAAAATCCGTCAAGATTCAGAAAGGCGATACCAACGAAGTTTTGAATTCTACCCGATCTGCCGATCAGCCTTCTTGGGTTTTCACGTCAGGTACCAGTATTGTTCCCGGCCTTGCCTGTCCGCCTCGTGGTAAACGTCATGATTACTTTACTTCTGCTTTTCCGTGGACACAGAAAGGACCTGGTGTTTCTATAGGTCTTGCTGGTACCGCTTCTATAGTTGACCCGACACCTTCGACTGGTTATCTGCTCCACAGCAATACGTTGCAGCTCGCCGCTGTTTCTGCTTATGGCGGTGATGCCTCTTCTTCAGGCGGCCGTAGAATTGCACAAGGTAATGCATCTATTTCGTTTAACCGTAGCGGTGGTTCAGATTATAGTACCATAGGTGGTTTTGCTGGCAATTCGAATGAGGCAACTGTTATGACAGCAAAGGCTGCTTCTGATTTTCTTGCTAAGGATTCTTATGTTGACTTGGATACTTCGAGCATCTTTACGATCAACAGTCTTCGTACTGCTTTCCAGATGCAGAAGTTCTATGAACGCCTTGCTCGTGGTGGTAGTCGGTATACAGAAGTACTCCGCTCTTTCTTTGGCGTAGTTTCTCCTGATGCTCGTCTTCAGCGTCCGGAATTTCTCGGTTCTTTCACTAAAATGGTAAATGTCAATCCAATAGCTCAAACTTCTGCAACTGATGACACCTCTCCTCAAGGCAATCTTTCTGCTTATGGTGTTACTGCTGCCAAGTTCCATGGTTTTACTAAATCTTTTGTTGAGCATGGTTATATTTTTGGTTTTGTATGTGCTCGTGCCGATCTTACTTACCAGCAAGGTATTAACAAGATGTGGCTTCGCTCTACTGTTTATGATTTTTATTGGCCGACATTCGCGCATCTTGGCGAACAGGCTATTGAGCTTCGTGAGATATATGCTCAAGGTTCTGACGCTGATACTACTGTTTTTGGCTATCAGGAACGTTATGCCGAATATCGCTATAAACCTTCGCAGATTACAGGCAAGTTCCGTAGCTCTGTAACCGGTGGCAACCTTGACGTTTGGCACCTGTCTCAGTTCTTTAAAAATGCTCCAACTCTTAACGAAGAGTTTATTGTTGAAAATCCGCCTATTGAGCGCATTATCGCTGTTCCCAGTGAGCCTGAGTTCTTGCTTGACATAGGCTTCCGTTACATTACTGTGCGTCCTATGCCTATGTTTGGTACGCCCGGCCTTGTTGATCACTTCTAGAAGGAGTTGTTTTTATGTCATGGCTTTCTGATACTTTAGGCAGTGTTGCTGGTTCTGTTTTAGGATCTGCAGTTCAGAATCATTACAATTCCGCTAATGCTGCACAAGCTAACGCGTGGAACGTCGAAAATTATAAACATCGTTATCAATGGGCTGTTGATGATATGCGCAAGGCTGGTCTTAATCCTATTCTCGCCGCAACTAATGGTATAGGCGGTTCTATATCTGGAGCTTCAGCCGCTTCTGTAGGTATGAGTGATATTGGTTCTACCATGAACTCTGCTAGAGCCGCTAGTGCCGCTGAAAGGCAGGCTAAGAATGCCGAGAATCTTTCAGTATCTCAAATTGATAAAAACGCCGCAGAAGCCGATTCTATGCGTCAGAGAACCCATGGTATAGTTCTTGAGAATGGTATTCTTGCAAATGATTTGAATCTTCGTGAGCAGACCTATGAAAAACGTCTTGGTTACGAACTTGAAAAGATGAATTTGGAGCTTGAAAACCTTCGGCTACAGGGTTCTTACCTTAACTCTGGTGTTTTAATAGAGGACAATTATCAGCAACGTTATGCCGGTTTCAATCCGAACTCTTCGGAAAGTTACATCATCTTTGAATTCCTGCAGGACAAAAACATGGAGAAGAGTGTCAAACTGGCAACTCTGATACAAAAACAATTCAAGACTTCGGCACGCCGCATAGACAAAGGCGTGCATCAGGCAGGATTTCTCGTACTTCGTGAAACATCCATGCCCGGTGTATTGGTAGAGCTCGGCTATATCTCTACTCCCGATGAAGAACAGTATCTTCTGTCCGACACAGGCAGTGAAGCATTGGCAAACAGTATTTACAAAGCTTTCTTAAACTATAAACGCGAACACGACGCACCAATAGACCGTAGCAAAGTGCAGCAACCGGAAGTGCCCGAACTGGAGGAATCTGTAGCGGAAACACCGACCGATGAACCCGACAGTGCACCCGAACCGGTAAGAAGCAACAGAAAGCCGGATACACCTAACATCAAGACAAACAAGAGCAACCCTGAAGTTGTTCATAAACCGATATTCAAAATACAAATATTGGCATCCGATAGGATATTGCCCAAAAACAGCAGACAATTAAAAGGACTTTCTCCGGTAAGTTATTATAAAGAAAAAGGACTATATAAATATACCTATGGAGAAAGCACCGACTATAATAAGGTATTACGCATGAAGCGCGAAGTTACCGCTAAATTTAAAGATGCATTCATCATTGCCTTTAAAAACGGAGAAAAGATGAATGTAAACGAAGCCATCAAAGAATTTAAGAAAAACAGATAA